TAAAATATGTAATTCGGCATATTACTCCTCAAATTGACGATCAAATGATGACTTATGATTTGACGTTACATGGTGGTGATGTACAACGAGTCCTTAAAAGACCATATCAAAAATATGAGACATTGCAGTTAGCCTCACTTACGCGTATTGGCAGGATCTATGAGATATCTATGGTTAAAGGTCAGAAACGATTGGGGTTGAAAGGTCAATATCGTTTTGTGGATCCGGTGGAACGTGAAATATACATGACATCTTGTAATATGTATCCTATGGTTATTCCTGATATGCCTCGTCAGTGGAATCCTCCTGACCGACCTTTTGAATTCGTTAACCCATATATAGCTGAGTCTACATTTTTGTGGGATAAGAAGTATCTTGGAGAATTTGTAGTCGATATAACGAAAGAAACATTGTGTTTAAATAATCATTTGGCCACAGGTATATTTAATGTTGATGTGGTAATTCCTTCTTTGAAGTTACTTTGCTGTAGAATTTTATCTGCTTATAATTTATCGTATGGAGGTACTAAAGATCATCCTTATGTGACTAATGTAGTGTATCATGTACAAAAGGTTATGAGTTCAAGATTGCAAAAATTTCCAAAGTCGTTTCCTTCTTTTAAACCGGGTTTTAATTTCGATTGTGTTCATCATGCATTTAATTATTATTATAATTATTGTGTTCGTTCTAAGAAGAAGGTTAAATGGTATTTTGAACCTAATGATATAAATTTGATTCCATTTGGTAATAAAAAGAATGGTTTTGATGCTTGGCCTGATCTTCCAAAAATAAATACTGGTTACAACACTTTTGAATTTACTAAACACCCGACTAAAAATCAAGCTATGATGTCTATTATTAGAGAGTTTAGAAATTTTATGGTTACTGCCGCTGACATGATTAAAGATGGTGTAGTGCCCGTCATAAAAGCCTTTAAACATTTCATTACATCATTGTCGTATAAAGAGGAAAATAGATCTTGTATTGATGACGGAACACTTGCGCCTGAGGCCGTAGCTGATTATGATAATAAAGGAAGAATTTTTGCATTGCATAAAGATTCATTTTGGGGACGGCCTCTTGGTATGAGGAAAATTGAAAGAACTTATTATGAGGATGCTAGTTTAATTTATCCCGGTTCTAGAAATTTTTCCGTACATAATGAAATAGGAACATCATGGATTAAAGGTGGTGCAAAAATGAAATATGATGCACTTTGGGGTGAATTAGGTGATGAATATGAAGAACAGTATCGGCCGTTGGATCCAACATATAGGTCATATAAATTGAAAAAGGAGGGAACACAAAAATTCTTTGAAGGAGACATAAAAGGTTTAGATACCTCAATTGGAGCTATGCAATTAGTATATTATCAAATGTTTGCAATGCAATGGGTACAGCGGGATGATAAAGATCCATTTTATTTACTGTTCCAATGTATTCTTGAGGGTCTTGCTGAGATGTTGGCGGGGAAAACCGTGAGATGGTTGGAAGATTTTATGTTAATTTTGGGTTTTATGCCTTCTGGAAGTTTAGAAACATCTCATGGTAATTCGTGGATAATGATAAATTTTTACTGGTTAGCCTATATTTTTCATACTATGGCAACTGTTGACATAGATACAAGGAAATTGATATGGATGCTAATGATAGCAAGGAGGATAGTTGCTCTTTTCTTTGGAGATGATTTTATAGCATCTTGTCCTCGTAATCTCGATATTATTAGTATTGAGGGCTTTGCAGAATTCATATGGAAATTTTATGGTGTGGATATGAAACGCAAAGCTACATATAGTAGTTTAATATCATACTTTATAGTTGCCAACTCTACTGTTGTAAGAACAATTTATCAAGGCCCTGCATATTTAAAAAGACAATTTGTGTTGTCAACTAATTTTTGCCTTGATAAGATGTTTCCAGAAATATCTCCTATAGTCCCATGGAGGCCAATTGCTCAATATAAATGGAGAATGAGTGTCCCTAAAGACAGAGGTTGTCAAGTGTTTAGAAATTTAAGTAGGTTGATAGGTCTTGCTTATGATACGTTAGGAATTGAACCTTTGGCTTTTGCCATGATAGAATTTAAATATAATTTGGAATATAATTTTTCCTGTAGTGTTCATGGCAAGGTTATGATAGATCGAATGATACCAGAGCTTATGAAGGAGGATCAGAAATATTTACTTAAAATTGGAATGCAAGGCATTCCTGAAAGATTTCCGTCATATTATGAAGTTTTGTGTTTAAATCATCTTGATGTGGAATACCATAGGCCAAGACATAAAGAGACCCGCACTTGGCAAGAGAGTGTATTAGAGGTTGAATTATATTAGTTTAGGTTTGTTGATTTTCCCGCTAAGTGCCCGTAGT